TACCAGCGTCAACTATCTAAACGAGTCAGGCAACCTGATTGTGCTTGACCCTTTGGCTTACGACCTTTACAACGCCGACGACTACGGCTATGCGAGTCTTCTTCCGGTTTACGAAACACAGTGGCCAGCCACGCGCATTCAACCCGAAGCCGTGGCCGTGCGCTACGTCGCCGGGTACGCCAATGCCGCTGCTGTGCCGCAAGCCATCAAAGCGTGGATCAAGCTGCAAGTTTCTTCTCTTTATGAAAATAGAGAGTCTGAGTCATATTCTTCGAGGGCTGTTTCTACGACAGTAAAAATGTCGTTCGTAGACAGGCTATTAGATCGCTATAGGGTGTGGGATTAGGATAAAATAGGCGAGCCGGTAAAGCAGTGAGATGCGATACCGGCTCTAACCAAACAACCTGTATCAGAGGTCATCATGGCTGAAATGAATTTTATACCCACTGGCAATAAATCTTGTAAAAGATGCGAGGGTACGGTCTTTTATAAAAGCGGTAAGTGTGTTGCTTGCGTTAAGGCGTACAAAGCTGAGTGGTCTGCCAAAAACGCAGAGCATGTTTTAGCGTACAGGAAAAGCAACAGAGAGCGAGATAGGTCAGTCGAAGCCAAATACAGGCGCGAGAATCCAGAGAAAATCGCCGCAGCAAAGGCTAAATTTCTTGAGTCGAATTTAGACAGGTTTAAGGCGCAACAAAGAGCCTATTACGAGAAAAATGTCGATCTTTGCAAACAGAGATCAAAAGATAGTTTCAGGGCCAATAGAGAACGGTGTGCGGAGTCGCAAAAAGCGTGGATAAAGGCGAACCCTGATAAAGCAAAGGTGATTTTTGCGCGTAAGTACGCAAAACAAGTATCAACCCCGCTGGGCAAGATGAAATCGCTTATGCGCTCAGTAATCGGAAGAATATTTAAGAGTCGCGGTTATAAGAAAACAAGTCGCACTCACGAAATACTTGGATGCAGTTATGAAGATTTTGAGAAGCATATTGAGTCGCAATTTGCGGAAGGAATGTGCTGGGAAAAAATGGGTTCTTTGATACACATAGATCACAAAACTCCGCTGGCGAAAGCCACATCGGAGCAAGAGCTTGTTGCACTGAACCACTACACAAACTTGAGGCCAATGTGGGCTATTGATAACTTGAAAAAAGGCGCGAAGCTGGACTAAATGACATGAACACACTTGCACAACAACGAAGCACCTACGGGTGCTTTTTTTACGCCCAAAGCAAATCATGAGTTCCGGCGAACTTAGGCACTTGGTTTCTTTGCAGTCTCCCGTGTCAACCGTGGACGACATCGGTCAACCGTCAACCGCGTGGGCTACCGTGGCATCGCCGCGTGCATCCATTACCTACCAGAACGCTACTGAGGCGATCAAGTCGGGCACCGACGCATCAGTCACGCGGGTGGTTATCAAAATTCGCCACAGGTCGGTTAACGCGGGCCAACGGGTGCTGCACAACAGCATCGCCTACGCCATCTTGGGTGTGCAGCCTGACGTTCGCAAGGCTTACGTCTATTTGACATGCGAGGTCATCAATGGCGCTACGTGATTCGGTACGCGTTAACTTCGACACGAAAGGCCTGATGGCCCAGGTCAAGAACCTCAAGCAAGCCATTGAAGAAGCGGTGATCCCGGCTACGCAAGCGGCGGCGCAGGTGTTTTATGACGAAGTGAAGTTGCGCGCCACCAACTTATCTGACACGGGCAATCTGGCCGCGTCCATTTACCAGTATCGCGTCAAAGAAGAACAGCGTCCCGGTCACGCCACCTACAAGGTCAGTTGGCGCAAAGGGCGCGGTAAAACCAAATTGGGCGTTGCCGACAGCGCCGAAGACAAAGCGGTTAAGTCTTTGCCCATTGCCTACCACGGCATCCTGGTTGAATACGGCTACATCCAGCGATACGCCAGCTATGTGGGTAGCGACGGCAATTGGTACACCGCCATCCGCGCTGAAAAACGCGGCACGCCAAAGCCCAAATCAAGGGCATCGCAAGCCGTCAAAGATGCTTACTATGTGCTGCGCAAAGGAGGCCCCGTGCAGCACGCGCCGCGCTCATTCCTGCGCTCCGGCTATGAAGCCGCCAAGGGCCTGGCGATGCAAGCGTTTATCGCTGAAATGAACCAACGCGTCGAGCAAGTGGTATGACCATCGAAGCCGACATTTACAACGCGATCAAAGGGCTGGTTGGCAACCGCTGCTTTCCAGACTTTGCGCCTATCACCACCGCCAAGCCGTACATCACATACACGCAGATCGGTGGCGAGGCCATCAGCTACAACGACGACATTGTGCCCAGCCTGAAAAACGGGCGTTTCCAAATCAACGTATGGGCCGATACGCGGGCAAGTGCAAGCAGCATCATTTTGCAGGTTGAGTCTGCCATGGTACTTGCGCAATCGTTTCAAGCCAGGCCAATAGGTGCAGCGTCGAACGACTACGACCACGACATGTTGACCTACGGGGCAATGCAAGATTTCAACGTGACCTCTGCCAGGTAGAAGTCACTACCCCAACAACGCCGAAGCCCGCTCCATTAGCGGGTTTTGTCGTTTATGCCCTCTCGGGCGCAACCAGCCGCATCAATGCGGTTTTTTTTCGTCCATTTAAAGGAAATCATCATGGCATCAGTACCCACCGGGACTCTTTTCGCCGTTGGCACCGTCTTTGCAACCGCAAAAACCGTCACCGGCATCTCCAACGCCGCCGAAGCGGTTGTGTCAAGCACGGCACACGGTTTTGCCAATGGCGACATCGTGCAGTTGTACAGCGGCTGGGGCCGGTTGAACCGCCGCGCCGTTCGTGTCAAAACCTCACTTCCCGACTCGTTCGTGGCAGAAGGCCTCGACACCACCAACACCGAATTCTTCCCTTCTGGGTCGGGTGGCGGCACGGTGCGCAAAGTCACCACGTTCCAGCAGATCAACAAGATTGTCAACCCAACGTCCAGCGGTGGCGAGCCGAAGAACATCACGGTCAAGTTTCTTGAGTCTGATGTCGAAGACTCGATCAATGACGGCTTCACTGCTGTCACCGAGTCGTTCGAGATTGACGCCGACGAGTTTGGCGGCACGGCCTACGCCGCGCTGGTGTCGTTGTCTGAAGTGCAGACCGACTCTGTGCTCAAGAAAACGCTGCGCTCGGGCGCCATCATCCTAACGCCTTGCCGCGTGTCGCTGAACGAAAACGTCAAGCTGACGGACGGCCAAATCATGACCAACGCGGTCGCCATCAACGGCAACGGAAAGATCACCCGCTACGCCGCCTAAGAAGTACCTACCTGGCTTGTTTCGCTCTTAGCAGGGCGGGCAGGCTGGGCAAGGGCATTTTGTAACCCTGCTAAGGAAAAACAATGGCAAAAATCTCGCTTGGGAAAACCCCAAAATCATTCAAACGCGTCATCACTGTTGACATGCTTGACGGCACTAAAGGCTCGATTGAATGCGAGTTCAAGTACCGCACACGCACAGAATTTGGTGCATTCCTTGATGGCATCTTTGCTGACGCTGGTGTCAAACCAACCGATACCGATGAAAAGGTGGCCATTGCCGAGATCATGGAAAAAACCCGTGATACCAACGCCGACTACCTTATTCAAGTGCTTGACGGGTGGAACCTTGACGATGAATTGAACAAGGCCAACCTGCAACAACTTTGCGATGAATTCCCCGGTGTTGCCAACAGCATCATGGAAGCCTACCGCACCGCTGTAACAGAAGGCCGCACAAAAAACTGATTGAGGCCGCTACTGCCCTTTACGCATCACAACCCACCGAAGAATCCCTTGCGGGCACAGGATTAACCCTTGCTGACTACGAGGGCGAAGAGGTGGAGGTGTGGGAGGAAAACACCGAAGTTTTCAAGCTGTTTTGCATGATGCAAACGCAATGGCGAATTGGCATGAGCGGCCCATCCGGTTTGGATTACAACGTGCTTTTTACCTACATGGCCATGAAAAACATCAACATTGATTTGCTTGACGACATCCGGCTCATGGAGTCCGCTGCCCTAACCGAAATCCACCGCAAGAAAGACTAAAAATGACCGCAGAACTAAATTCAGTTATCAAGCTAGACGGTGATGCGTCTGGTTTTATTGCTGAAATGCACGCGGTTGACAAGACTTTAGTCAACACCAGTGCTGAAACAAAACGCTTTGCGGAATCGCTAAAGAGAAATCTTGCCAAAGAGCGTT